AAAAGGATAAACAGGGCAATTCTATTTATTCGGTAAACTCCCCAACTAACAGACTTCTTTTAATGCCAAATTCCGTTATGAACGGTTATACTTGGCAGTTAGTTATGGGTTATTGCTACAAATTAGACGGCAACGCTTATTCTCAAATTGTAAGAGATGGCAACGAATGGCCTATCGAATTAAGACCTATCCATTTTTCAAGAGTTGAACCGCAGATAATAAACGGCGAGTTGGTTTATTCGGTTGATAATGGCCAACTTATTATCGAGGCAAGAAATATGCTTCATTTTAAAGGCGTTACAAAAGACGGTTTAAAGGGAATTAGGCCGTTAGAAGTTGGCGCAATGACTTTAGGAATGTCTTTAAGCACCCAGCAAAACCAAAAAACGTATTACGAAAAAGGTTCTAATATTGATGTAGTGCTAAAACACCCCAACAAATTAGGTATTGATGTTGTAAAAAACACCAAAACCTCATGGAATACTCAAATGAGTGGTACTTCGGGCGATAGAATGGCTATTGTTGACGGTGGATTTGATATTGAGCAATTAAAGCTAACAGCAGCAGAATTAAACTTTTTGCAAGCAATAAAAGACAGTATTCCGCATATTGCCCGCATTTTTACAATGCCGTTGAATAAATTAGCCGAACCCGGTTCAGATACTAAATCAACAGCCGAGCAGCAAAATATAGACTATGTAACGGATACTCTTTTGCCCTTTGCAGCGTGTTTTGAGGCCGAACTTTATTCTAAATTATTACTTGAAAGCGAACGCAAAAGAGGCGTTTATGTAAAATATAATCTTAACGGCTTGATGCGCGGGGATTACAAGTCAAGAGTAGAGGGTTATAGGGTTTTACATTCAATGGGCGTTCCTTTAGACAGATTATTGGCTTTAGAAGACATGAACCCCGTTGAAGGCGGCGATGTTTCGTTAGTTCCTTTAAATATGATAAGCGCGGGAAGATTAGACGAGTATCATTTTTTGACAAACGAGCAAAAAAACACCTCAAACACCCCGCGAGAAACGAAACGCAACGGTTACAATATTGAAGAATTATTACAATGAGCGAAAAAAGATTTATAGATGAACCCGTAGAAGTTCGGGAAATAACCAACGACAAAGGAACTAACTCTTATATAGTTGGAAGGGGTATTGTTTTTAATAAGTGGTCACAAGTTTTAACAGCCGAAAGGCCAGACGGAACTCGTTTTCAATTTATTGAGAAAATCGAACCCCGCGCGATGGATGGCGTTGATTTATCAAATGTCGTTTCTATGGTTAACCACAAATTAACTTTAGGCAAGCGTTCAAAAGGCACTATGGATGTTGAAATTAAAGAAGATGGAGTTTATTATACTACTTTAATCCCGAATACAACAGTAGGCCAAGATGCCCGCGAAAACATTAAAAACGGCAATTTAGAAGGTTCAAGTTTCCAATTTAACCTACCAAAAGGCGGGGATAGTTGGGATAAAACCAAAACACCATATTTAAGAACCATTCACAAATTTTCAGAGGTTCGGGAAATGGGGCCAGTTGAATATCCCGCGTACATTGATACTACCGCAGCTATGCGAAGTTTTGACGAAACGGAGGTTATTGAAACAAGGGAAACCGATTTTAAAAACTTAGAGCGTAAAATTAAAATTCACGAATTACAAACAAAGAATTAAATAAAAATGAAAACAAGTATTGAATTAAAGGAAAAACGGGGATTACTCGACAACGAGTTTAACACCCTTAAAGCTAAAGTAGCGGCAAAAACACCGTTTACCGATGCTGAGGAATTAAGGTTTGATGAAATCGTTGCCGAAATCACAACCTTAAATTCAGAGATTACTAAAGCAGAAGGCCGCGAGTTGGCTATTGCCGATTCAGAAAAACGCCAAGCAAAGCCAAGCGTAGCAACCTATTTGCCAAACGCAACAAAGGACAATGAGGCCGAAGTTTCAAAACGCTTCTCTATGAGAAAGTTGATTTGGGATATTGGAACTAAGGGAGTTGCCGAAGGTGTAGAATTGGAAGTATCGCAAGAAGGTTCACGCGAAGCAAAACAGGCCGAAATCACAACTTACGGTTATACCGTTCCAAGTTTTATTATCGGTAATGATGTAAAATCAAGCGAAGAAAGAGCAGAAAAGCGTTACGAAATGGAAAAACGTGCTACGTTAACCACTTCAATCGCCGACACCCCAAAAGCGGGTTATTTCATTCAAACTGATGTTTACGGCGAGCAATGGATTGATGTATTGCGCAATGCAATGGTTTTGGTTGGTGCGGGTGCTGATTTTTGGGATGGTTTAGTAGGTAATGTAACAATTCCTAAAAAGACCACCGCTGCAACAGTTGCTTGGTTAGCTGAAACTGATGCTATCACAAGTAATCATCAAGTTCACGGTTCAGTTAGCTTATCTCCAAAAAGAGTAGGCGGTGCAGTTCCATTCACAAAAACATTACTTCGCCAACAAGGTAAGGTAGGTGATAAATACGTTCAAAAGGATTTGGCAGACGGTATCGCAGTAGCTTTACAACTTGCAGCCCTTAGTGGTTCTGGTTCATCTAACCAGCCAACAGGTATTTCAACAGCCTTGACCACAACAGGCGGTTCTAACCTTATCGCAATGGGTACAAACGGACTTGCACCAACTTGGGCAAGTATTGTAGAACTTCAAAAGCAAGTGAGTATTGCAAACGCTGACATGGGTAAAATTGCTTATATCTTAAATTCGGCAACTCGCGGCAAAATGAAAACCGTTGCTAAAGATGCGGGTTCGGGATTGTTTTTAATGCCAGATAACGGCGTTTTAAACGGAGAGCGTACATTCATTTCTAACTCAGTTCGTTCTAACCTTACAAAAGGTTCATCAAGCGGGGTTTGTTCTGAGGCATTCTTTGGTAATTGGGATGACTTGATTATCGCGTCTTGGGGTGGTTTGGATATTGTTGTTGACCCTTACTCACTTAATAAATCAAACCAAATCGAGGTTGTTGTAAACGGGTTCTATGATATTGGAATCAAGCGCGAAGCATCTTTCGCAACTATCAAAGATTATTTAACAGCATAGAGCGTTTTAGTCTATCATTCATATACACTTATAGCCCCTTAATTGGGGCTTTGGTGGTAATAGATGAAATTAGTTCAACAAACATACCCAAGTATTTTACCCGTTGAATTAAGCGACATTAAAAACCGCTTAAAATTGGACGGGGATGGAGAAGATTATTTAATCTCCGCATGGGTAAAGTCTGCAACTTCTTTTATTGAACAATACACAAACCGAGTGTTATTAGAAAGTACTTTTATTGCCTATTTTGACGAGTATCAAGATATTGAAATTGTTAAATTCCCTATAACCGCAATCACGGCAGTAAAGTACTATAATTCGGGCGGAACGCTAACCACAATGACAAGCGGCACGGATTACGTGGTGGATATTAAAGACTGTCCGACAAGGATTAAATTTTTAACTACTCCCTCAATTCAAACTAATATTTACAACGGAATTGAGGTTCATTTTACAGCTGGACATTCGGATATTAACGATATTGACGCGGGTATTATTCAGGCATTAAATGTAATTGTCGGCAGTTTTTACGAAAATCGCCAAAATGAAACATCTTTTAATGTAAACGAATTGCCGATAAATTATAAAGTTCTTTTGGATTTGTACGTTAAAGGCTACTATTTATGATAATTGGCAAATTGGATAGGCGAGTTACTTTGCAAGCGTTAAGTGTCACAAAAGACTCAAAAGGCGGCACGGTAAAAACGTGGTCAACTTTGGATGTAGTTTGGGCGGGCGTGAGGTATCCGGCTACAATGGCAATGAACGAAGGAGAGGAAGCTGGAGTTGAAACTTCAATTATCCCCGTTGAATTTACGATCCGTTGGAGGCAAGATATAACGATTAATGAAACAGTAAGAGTTTACTATCAATCGAAATATTACGATGTTAAACGGGTTAACGAAATAGGCCGAAAGGAGATGTTAAAACTTGTAACTGAAAAACGAGTATGAGAGTTGAATTAGTAGGATTTGAGCAAGTTTTACAGGCGGTAAGGAATTTACCCGACACGGTAAAAACCAAAGCAATGAAGGGCATAATGGTAAAAAATATGCAGCCCGTTGCAAAGGGGATTAAAGCGATAACACCAAACCGAAAAGACGGCGGAAAATACGGAACTCGAAACAAGCAGCAAAACGCAGCGAATGTTCGTAAATCAAGAAATGTAAAATCAAGTGCTTACAATACGTTACCTGGTAACTTAAAAAAATCAATAGGTGTAAAAGCCTTTGGAAAAGGTACACAGGTTGACACATACGCGGGTATCAACAAAAGGTCAAAAGTTGATGGTTGGTATGGTTTTTTTGTGGCACGCGGAACGCAGCATATAAGCAAAAACGATTTTATAACACGAGGCGCAGCACCTCAAATGCAAACGGCTGCAAATAATTTAAGCGACGATATTGTAAAATATATCGTTGGTAACGCGCAAAGATTAGGTTTAAACGCACGATGAATACCGAGCAAGGCATATATTCGATTTTAACAGGCGATAGCACGTTAATGGCTATGCTTGCTACTACGACTTCGGTATTTCAAGAAATTGCAGCAGAAGGCACGGCAAGGCCTTTAA